CATCACAAGAAGACCAGTTTTCACGGCCTCACCAACGAGCCCGTGTCCGGCTGGCTCGCCCGCTCCCTGCACCTGCTGACCTACACCCCGCACGTGCGGCTCATCGCGAACGACTATCAGTGCCAGGTCTGCCAGAGCATCCGTCGCTACGGGTGCGACGGCTAGGTTTTCCAGGTTCCTGACCTTCTTGTGGCCGGACACGCTTCTCGGCAAAACGGCAAGAAGGGCGGACGTCCGGGCGGCGGGCACAACAAGTCCACGCTGACCGCGTACGAACAAAAGGCCATCGCGCGCCAGACCATTCGCGACTACGTCATCGCGCGCATTCCCGAAATCGTCGAGGCCCAAGCCGAGAATGCGCTGGGCATCCGCTACATGGTCATTCGCGACAAGAACGGCAGCTACGTCGAAGCCACGAATGTCGAGCAGGTGCGCGCGGCTTTAGCGGCTGGGGGCGATGCGTTTCGGTTGTACACGCGGCAGCCGCATCAGGCGAGCGCGGCCATGCTGCTGGCGTATGCGGCAGATAAACCGATCGAGCCGGTGGAAGTGACGGGCGAGAGTGGCGGGCCGATTGTCGTCAAGTGGAAGAGCGAATGAGCCGGCCACCGCACGCGCCCATGCTGCCGCTGGGTCAGCTCACGCGCCCAAAGGGCTGCACCTGCGTGGAGCTCGGGGACGACGCCCCCTGCGGCTGGTGTGATGGCCCCGACCGGGATGCCTGACGCCCCGCGCTTCCTGCTGTGCTACGAAGCCACGCGCGCCGATGGGCAGGTGTGGGCCATCCGCATCAACCGCCACTGGACGCTCGTGCATGAGGTGTTCGTGGACGTGCCGGTGAGAACCGTGTTCAAGGGGCCGCACGCCAAGCAGCCGCGGGCGTATCTCGAGGGGCGCGGGGTGCTGCGGTGGCGCTACTCGGCGCAGAAGGGCACGTGGCAGGCGTGTCTGGTGGCCGATGCCTGAGATGCCCCACGACCTCGGCTGCGACCTCGACTGCTTCTCGTATCATGCGCGTCAACAGATTGCGGTCATCGTTGTCCCGATCCGCCAGTGCCCCGATATGAGCGGCGCTATCGCGTTGGTGGAGCGCGTCGGGCCGTGCCGCGCCATCATCGTGCGCGACACCGCATGGACCGTGATCAACGTCTACGCCGTGGGCCAGACCGGCGAATGGGCCGACCGTCCCGCCATCGCCCGCAACCTCACCCTGCCCCGCCAGCCGGCAATAGCGGAGGTTTTGCGGAACGCTGAACGCGCCATCGCGCAGGCGGAGGCGGTGCAGCACGAGGCCGAGCAGACCATCGCGGAGGCCGAACGCCAACTGGGCATCCGCCCGTCTCCGCAGAAGCGGCGGACACACTAGCGCAACGGTCATGCCTGAAGTCACCATCGACTACGCCCCGCGCCCGCACCAGCGCGCCCTGCATGCGGCGCTCGATACGCACCGCTTCTCCGTCGTCGTCGCCCACCGCCGCTTCGGCAAGTCGGTCTGCAGCGTCAACCACCTGATTCGCGCCGCCCTCACCTGCCAGAGGGAGCGCCCGCGGTTCGCCTACATCGCGCCCACCTACACGATGGCGAAGGCCATCATCTGGGACTACGCGCAGCACTACTCGCGGCCGATTCCCGGCGTCAGCTTCAATCAGTCCGAGTTGCGCATCGACTACCCCAACAAAGGCCAAGTCAGACTGTATGGCGCGGACTCGCCCGACAGCTTGCGCGGTCTGTATCTCGATGGCGTGGTGCTGGACGAATACGGCCTGATGCCGCCGCGCATCTTCTCGGAAGTCCTGCGGCCGGCGCTGTCCGACCGCGAAGGCTGGGCGTTCTTCATCGGCACCCCCAGCGGCAAGAACCAGTTCTATGACGTGGTGCAGCAGGCGCAGCGCGACCCCACCTGGTTCTATGCGAGTTACAAAGCCAGCGAGACGAACATCCTGCCGCCGCACGAACTGGCCGCGGCCCGGAAGGACATGACGGCCGACGAGTATGCGCAGGAGTACGAGTGCAGTTTCGAGGCGGCCATCAAGGGCGCTATCTATGTCAGCGAACTGACCGCCGCGCGTGACGGGGGCCGCATCCGGGCCGTGGCGGTGGACCCGGTGCTGCCGGTCAACACCGACTGGGACCTCGGCGTGGGCGATGCGACGGCCATCTGGTTCTCGCAGTCGCTCAAGAGCGGCGAAGTCCGGCTGGTGGACTACTACGAAGCCAGCGGCGAAGGGCTGCCCCATTACGTGAGCGTGCTGCAGCGCAAGGGGTACGTCTACGGCGAGCACTGGGCGCCCCATGACATCGCGGTGAAGGAGTTCGCCTCCGGCCGCAGTCGGCTGGAAGCAGCGGCATCACTGGGCATCAAGTTCAAGATGGCGCCGAACGTGCCGCTGGAAGACGGCATCCACGCGGCCCGGATGCTGTTCCCCCGCTGCTGGTTCGACGACACCAAGTGCGCGGCAGGGCTGGAGGCGTTGCAGCACTACCGGTGGGACTACAACACCAGGTTGAACGAGTTCAAGCCGGTGCCGCTGCACTCGTGGGCCAGTCATGCCGCTGATGCCTATCGCTATCTGGCGGTACGGCAGCGGCCCCCGGTGGATGCGCGGCGTCCGGTGCAGTTGCAGCGGCCGAGTCTGGGCGGCGATGCCGGCTGGATGGCGTAGCGCGGCGCTGCTCGGCCTACTGCTCGGGCTGGCGCGGCCGGCGGGGGCGCAGTGGTACGAAGCGGAAGGCACCGGCATCAACCACACGCGGCGCGCCACGGTGGTCATTCGCGCCGGGCCGTCGTTCACCCTGGACTTCCATGACGTGCTGTTCGAAGCGCGTCCGTTTCAGTATCGACGCGATTATTTCGTGCGCGTCGGGTACCTGTTCCGCCGTCATCCGCAGCACGGCGTCGAGATCGAGTGGTGGCATTTCAAGGCCATCGCCAGGACCGACCAGGCCTATCCCGTCACCATTGGTCCTGATACCCCGCTGACCGTGGCCGATGTCACGCCGATGGACAACGTGGTCCAGCGCTATGCGATGAACTCCGGCGTGAACCTGCTGTCGGCCGTGTGGGTGCGGCGCGTAGTGTGGCGGCCTCGCGTGGCGTGGGTGACACGGGTGGGCGGCGGCCTCACGATTCCGTATGCCAGCACGGAACTGCAAGGGGTGAACGTGCGGCACTACGAACTGGGCGGTCCAGGTGCGAAGGCGGCTGTTGGGGTGGAGTGGACGGTCGTGGCCCATGCGGCGCTCACCGCGGATTACCAAGTGACGTGGGCGCGGCCGGTGATTAACGTCGCGGGAGGTCGGGCGTGGACCACGCTGCTGACGCAGCATCTGTCGGTGGGGCTGCGGGTCGCGTGGGGGAAGCCGTGATCGCTCGACCTCAGCCGCCTAGCTGTGGCGGCGGTGAACGCCGGGTGCCTTCCTCACCCGGTTGGCGGCTGAGTTTCCACGCGCCGCCCGTTTCTGCCCGTTTCTGCCCGTTCGCGCGTGTAACAGCCGTTTTGTGACTGTCGACGGCCTGCCGTTCTTTCTATAGGCTGAGCAGCGTAAACCCTTTCTTTCTGAAGAGTTGCTGCTGTCGACGCCGAGCAGCCACCGTACGGCCCGCAACGGCCGGTTGGACATCATGCGCTGCGCATCATGCGGTCATGTGACCTACTTCCGTGCTATCCTGCCGCCGTGCCTGCCGTCTCGGCTGCGCAACAGCGACTCATGGCCGCCGCCGAACACGGCGCCACCTTCCCCAAGGCCAAGCAGCTGCGGGCGTCCATGACGCTCCAGCAACTGCACGACTTCGCCGCCACCACGACCAAGAAACTGCCGACGCACGTCACGCGCACGCGCTGAGCCATGCCCGACGAGTTCCTCGCCAGCCGCCTGCCCGACCTGCCCAACCACGGCTACAGCACCACGCGGGAAAAACAGGTCAGCGACCTGACCATGCAGATGATCCGCATGCTCGAACGCGACCGCCTGACCCTGCTGGACATCGTGGCCGGAGGGCGGCCCAAGTTCAGGCGCATCGCGGGGCGTGCGCTCGCCGCGCTGCACGTGGATAGCGAGTATCTGGATAGCGTGTTCGGGTATCTGGCGCTCCTCGCCGGCCCGAACCCTGAGCAGCAGCGCGACCAACTGCTGAGTTGGAAGTGGGCACCCCCGTGGCTGACACGCTAGACCAGGACCAGCAGCGCGACGTCGTCACCGGGGCAACGCATCCGCTCATTGCCGAAGCTCGCCAGCGCTTTCATGACGCCGCCGAAGCCGAAGAGCCGCAGCGCAAGTCCAGTCTGGAAGCCAAGCGGTTTCTGGCGCTCGACCAGTGGGAAGAAGAAGTGCGCATCCAGCGCAAGGGCGGGCAAGGCATTCAGGGGCAGCCGGCGCAGCCGCAGCGGCCCTGCCTGACGCTCGACTGCGTGTCCGAGCCGCACCAGTCGGTGGTCAACGCCATCCTGTCGGCCGATTTCGCGGTGAAGATTTCGCCCAAGCTCGGGGCCGACGACAAGACGGCGGAGGTGCTGGCCGGCATCGTGCGGCACATCCAGAATCAGGCGCGGGATGATGCGCCGATTGAGTGGGCGGCGGATAACGCGGCCGGATGCGGCGTCGGCTGGTTTGGCGTGAAGTCGCAATACTGCGATGAGGACAGCTTCGACCAGGAGCTCTGCATCTACCGCATCGAAAACTGCCTGAGCGTCTACTGTGACCCGGCCAGCG